CTTCCACAACTTCAAAATCATCGATTGAGTCATCAAAACCAACCACATTATCTTTTAGCCATTGATAGCCTTGTATGATTGGACTCGCTTCACTGAATAGATAAAAATCTGACTCAGGAACCTCTATATCGATTTCTTCTAATGGTGCACTGTGATTTGCACGAGCTTCTTTACTGTGATAGGACGCAACACAGATAACTGCTTTCTTTGCTACATAGTTGATGTTGAATGCAATAATTCGGTGATAGGATAAAGATACTCCAAACTTGGAGTCCATTTCTTTTATGATAGCCATAATGACCTACTTTCTCGCAGTGCGGTAAATGGACACAGAAATAAGATCAGGCGATCCTAAGTCGAGTCCTGGATTGATTAAAAGATTCTGTGGAGTTCCACCAATCGAGTGTGCAAAATCAGCCATAGTGATGGATGCATTGGTTTGACCAGTCACAGTAGTTATACTTCTTCCTGTAGATAACCATTGTCTTACATCGGTAAAACCAGTTGAGAATATAGGTGATAGTTGAAAGGTTATCGTTTTTGATATTCCACTTGAAAGTGTGATTCCATTAGAATAACTATCTGGTATAGCATATGAAGTTGAACTTCCATTGAACATTCTCGTGACACCGCTTATAACGTCATTGGCATAGGTTGCTAGTGAAGATCCACTGATGTTTGATAATCCTGATGTTCGGTAATTGATGGTGGTTGATGTAGTGTCAACTGTACTACCATATGTGGATGCAATAACAACTATCTTGTAAATGAATGCAGAATTGAATGCATAAGATACGCTGATGGAGCTCGCTGCAGTTTCGATTTGATATACAAGTTCTAACTCGCCACCCACCTTCACAACAGCCGTTGAATTTCGTGCGTAGAGGGCATTGTTTGTATAATCAAAGGCTAACTCCCCCACGTACGAAAGGTTCGCTGTTGAGGGCTTTGTGGTGCCACGTTTAACCCGAAGAATAGCCATTAGTACGTTCCACCATCGATAATTGATGAGGGTTGTAATACTTTAGAGGTGTCGATGCCAACTACATACTTATTAACATTCGGAGTGTAGTTAGAATCGATGTATTGATAGATCTTTAATCCACCAGTAATCACTGCTGCATCAAACGCTGCTTGTGTTGCTGTAAACTCAGAACCAACTCCAGCCAATATTCTAGAGTTTAATACTCCCGAAATAATGTCACGTTGAGCTTGTGTTAAGTGGTCTGCTGATATCACATGAGCATTATAAGTTGAACTCGCTACTCCACCCAAACCGGCTAGTGTAATAGTGACTGCACCTGTTGAACCGTTGACACTTGTTACTGTGTCAGTTGGTGTTAGTAGTTCTTGCCAGTTTGCTAAAGTTGCATACCCTGCAGTTTTAAGAATAAATGATTTATTGAGATCGGTTCGAACTGCAACGTCCCCTTCTTGAGCAAGCTTGGCTTGCTACCACCCAAGTGTTCGTAATCGCAACTTTTGGAATGACAGAATCAGCAAGTTTTCCATCAGCATCAAGAATTGGAATGTTACCATTGCCTGTCCCTGTGTTTTTGGTTGCAGCTGTTCCTAAACCTAAAGCAGTAATCTTAGTATCAATTTGAGTATCAACTTTTGCTACTCCAGGTATCTTTAAATAATCTGCTTCCACAAGTGGTGTACCTACGCTACCTGTTTTATCAGCCTTTGCAATGTATAAATGCTCACCACTAAAATCGACTAGTGGTTCACCAGCTTTAACCGTTCCTGTTGTTCCAACGAGCGGACCAGTACCTGCTGTGGTTCTTCGTTTAATTTGAATTGTTGCCATAGTATTTCCTCCTTATTTTTTGAGATAAGCTTGTGTCACTCGATGAGAAGTATTTCCCAACGAAAGTGTGACAAGTCCATTTGCATACGAAATGCTTATTGAATAATCAGATCCACCATACCGATAACTAAGTGATGAGTTTGAACCCACAACGATAAATAACTGATTGGTTGGTAGGCTAACAACGGTTGTGTTTTCAATAACCACATAGAGAATACTTTGCATGAGCTCATAGGAATTCACATTGCCAAATCGGTAGACACCATTACTAATCTTGGTTAATCCCAATTGCTGTGGATAGTAGAAATCTTTTAATTTTGATTCGAGTTCTTCAACTCTAATCCGATCTGATGTAATCATCTGTCGTTCAAAATCATTGATGAGATTGACTGATGTGGTTGTTTTTGAATAAGCTGCAAGTGCAAACTCATAAAGTCCATCGGCACTCTGTAGATTGTTTTGCGTTAAGACAGGATAGGTTCCAACCGCTTCTTTGATATAGATAGTGACTGAATTAGCTTGTGTATCAACACCAAGAACTACATAGCCAAACTTACTTGAATCTGGTGTAACAGATATCGTTGTTTGATTTTCGATATAGATGATTCGTCCGTAAACTGCAACATAGCCATCTAAAAATGTAATCGTGTTATTGGCTAACGTAAAGCTACATTGTGATTTCACGTACTTCAAGACGCCTACATCACTTGAAAATAAAAAATGATACAAATCAGCATCAATTTTCGATGTGACATTTGCACCATCAAAGGTTACTTTTTGAACACCCATTAAAATTCTCCTCCATCGAGATCAGTGATCCCAGTTGATTGTATTGATATGTGACTAACTGCAGAGTTCACACTTTTGTTTAGAAGCTGTATCTTCTCGGTAAGTTTAATACGGTACTCACCAAGTGTTACCATTGCCTTATGAAACCCCTGACTAAACTTGATACTTGTTACTACTGAATCATAGGTTTGTTCGTTGTTCACAAACTCAACGAAATCTCCAAGTTCTATATTTTTCATCGGCTGAAATACATCGTTGTCGGATTTAATCGTGAAAGTGATATTGTGGTCCAATTTCGAGGCGATCATCTCGGATCTTGCTTTTGTGAGCAATGATGGATAGTCATTGTCTGTATAATAAAAAGCCTTCGGTTTGACACTCTTGTATCTATTTGGATGATACATGTCGTGCGTTAACTCCCCACTCGATAACAAGTAATATACGATGGTTTGTTTGAACAACACATTTTCTGCTTTTGGATAGTAAGTGAGTTTGTTGACCATTTGACTAGAACTATCGTTGACCACTAAATCTTGAATCGCCTGATAGTTATTCTTGATTTTTATTCCTCGTTGAACCTCACCGATTCGAAAGATTATGCCTGTCACTCTTCCTCTTAAATACACCGCTTCTGTTGACAGTTTCAGTCCATAGGATTTGGTGATAAGTTCCATCAAAGATGCTAAAGACATGATTTTATCGGGTTCAAAGGATAGTTCCCCTGAAATACTGGAGCCTCTTTCAACTGTCAGATAACTTAAGTTTTGAAGAGAATCGCTACTCTGCTTAAAATTAGCTACTAGCAAGTTTTCAAGGTACAAACTTAAATCCCCAGTATAACTTTCAACAGGTATATCGATTGAAAACATCTCTTTAAAATCTAGTACATGAACGGTTGTCCGATGCTTGTCAGCAACTTCTACCCTTTCAACAATGCCAATGTAATGTATCGGTGCATCTTTTAATATCACAATGTCACCGACAGAAACATTCAACTTGGCCTTGTTGATGGTGAATACTGACTTTTGAATGATGACTAAGTCTAGTGCTATCTCAAAATCCTTATCGACATAGCCGTAGTCTTTATAAGCCAAATTGAGTCTATCGAGGAATACAAGTTGCATACTTATACCCCCAGATATCCTTCATAAATCGTGATTCTGCATGTGGTGAGACTTGCAACACCTGGTCTGAATTCCACCTCATATTCACCTGGTTCAACAAATAAAAAGTTGTCACAGGTAAAATCCTGTAGTCCATAAATCGATACTATCTCACCATTGTCAATCTTACGAATAAATTGTTTGTTTGGTACAGCTGACACATGAATCTCACCACTGCTTTGAGAATGAAACAGTCTTAGCATTGTGATGATTTTACTACCTTTTCTTATAATGACTTCTGGCTCATCGACAGCTCCCATCATTTCAATCAAGATTGGTGCCTTGAAAATACCACGATTAACGATTTGAATTTTACCTTCATAAAATGCAGAATATGTATAAGGATAGGTGTATGGATAAACCTTGCCTAAAGTGGACTCGTTGACCTCAATGGTATATGTCTGTGTTTTGAGCCATAAAGATAGTTTTTGAAACACAATTTGACATTGTAGCGTCCCTGCCACAAGTTCTTGTTTGGATACTGCTTTGATATCGACAAAACAAAAAGCGGAATCATCCGCTTCGTAGTAAAGTTTGAGTTCTTTCTCACCTAGTTTCAGATAATTCATCAGTTCTGTATAACCTGGATAACCTTTAAGAAAGGTGAGCATTGCTTGTATTTCAGTTAATCCTTGTGTCTGATCGACCCGATCATGAAGATAGTCATACTTAAGATATGTGAGCTCCTGAGTAAAGCCTAGTCCAGAAATACTATGAATCAGACAACCGCTTCTGTAATCAAAATGGAACCTATTTCCAGAAGGATTCTCTAGGTAGATTTTTCGAATCATATCACGCTACCTCCTAGTGCTCTATTAATTGAATCAATGTCAAACGTTGGTGAGGTTGTATTAATGGTGATATTATTTGTATTGCTATTCGAACGATTGATATTGTTTGTTGAACTTACGCTTTGATTTTGCTTTAGATTAAACTTATCGCCAAACCATCCACCAATTTTACCAAAGAAGCCACCAACTTTATCTGCAGCATCGCCAACAAAATCTCCCACTCCTTTAGCAACATTAGACGCAAACTCACCAATGTTTCCCGTAATGCTTCCAACCATATCGCCAAAGTTTCCTGCGATATCACCCATCTTTGAACCCAAGTCACCAATCCACTCGAATATTTGAGTTAAAAATTCAACAATCTTTTGAACCACTGCCATGACAGGTTCAAGTACCTTTTGAAGCACTTTGATGGCAGGTACTAAAATGGCTTGGAGTACTTTCCCAATAATCTCAATCAGTGGTGCAACCAGTTCCAATAATTCTGCGATGAACTCGATTTGAGTCATCAATGGAATCAATAAAACATCAATGATAGGTACCAACATATCGACTAGCATGATGATGAGTTCAATTAACACATCCAAAATAGGAGTGAGTGCAGTCATTAAGCTATCAACGATTGTCATAATTGGTGGTAATAAAAGCATTAAAGTTTCACCAAGTCTTGCTAGTAATGCTCGAAACTCTTCGCTTTGAAACAGTGCCATTGCAACAATAGCAATGAGTGCTCCAATTCCTAGCGTTGCAAAGTTTAATCCAGCCCCTGCAAAAAGACCAGAAGTACCTACTGCTTTTAGTGCGGTTGACACGATATTTAAAATAGGTCCCACTTTTCCAATAATGGAAAGGACTGGACCTATGGCAGTTATGACTGCACCAAGTGTAAGAATAATCTGCTTAGTACCTGAATCTAAGTTATTCCATTTTTCAATCCAACTCTTCAAAGTCGGAATGATTTCATCTCTAATCTTTTGAAGCATGGTTTGCATGATAGGTAGAACTTGAACTGAAATATCCATCGCAAGACTACCGAGTGCTTGTTTTGTTTGATCGACAGTATCATTGAATTCACCAGCAATCGCGGCTTGTTCATTCGTGATAATACCTAGCTCTCTGACTTCTTGTCTGAGTGAATTTACTGCAGATTCTTCTTGAGACAGCATCGGTAGTATTTCAGTACCAATTTTGTCCCCAAAGAACTCATTTGCAATACCAACTCTTAAGGCTTCGTCTTCAACTCCAGAGAGTGCATTCCGAATTAGATTAAAAGCTTGATCAGCATTAAGACCTTTGAGATCCTCAACAGTTAGTCCAATTTGAGCTAGGCTTTCAGATACCTTGTCACCGTTACCAGTAGCGATATCGCCAAGAATTCCATTGACCTTAATAAAGGCCTTGTTTAGGCTTTCTGTCGAACTTCCAGAGATCTTCGAAACGTAGTTCCATTCTTGTAAACTCTCGGCACTTAGACCAAGTTTAGCGGCTGTATCGGCAATTTCATCGGCTGTGTTTGCTGTCTTTACTGCAAGTGCACCAAGAGCAGATAAAGCTCCAAGCACAGGCACAGTAACTGATTTGGTTAGTGTTGAACCTAGTTTTCCAATCTTCTCAAAGTTTGCATTGGATAAGTCTGTGATTTTACCTTTTGTATTTTGGAGTTCTTTATTGAGCTTAGATACTTCTGCTTCGGTATATGCCACATTACGAGCAAGCTTATTGAACTCCGTTTCACTCATCTGTCCAAGTTTTACTGCTTGCTTTGCTTTCTCAAGCTCTTGATTTTGTGTTTCTAGCTTCTTTTTAGTCGTTTGAAGGATGTCATTGAGCTTGGATTGTTTTTGTTTCCAAATTTCGACATTAGAGCTGTCGTATTTGAGGTTTGCATTGATGGCTTTGAGATCCTTTTGTTGCTCTTTAAGATCCGATTGAATTCCTTTGAGTTCATTCTCTAAATCTTTGCCATCAAGACTTAGTTTAATATTTAACCCTTTGACTGTTTCTGCCATCATTGCTCACCTCCTTAATTGCTAAATTAAAAATCGATCTATATCAGCCTGTGATGCTCTTTTTGAACCACCATCTCTGGATATGACTTTCATTTCAAGTTGAACCAACTCAAAATATGTCGTTAGATCAAAATACTTCGAGTCCTCAACCGATATGCCTAGATGAGCCAAGTTATGGTTTGGTGCCTTTTTGGAGAGTGCCGAGCATTTCACCGATAGTTTGAGATAAGATACCCAGTTCTTCTGTATCACTTAAGATACCAAAATCAAGTGCCATCAAGAAATCATTGTAAGAAGTCTTACTGAAAGGACGATGAAGCACGTAGATGATCCGGAAGATCGTATCGATCACAAGTGAGAAATCTTCTTCCTTGATGTTCTTACCCTTTTCAAGTTTTTTGATATCACTGAAGAGTTCAGAACCGAATACATTTCGATAATCGATGATTGTAAATAGTGACGAGTGGAGTTTGTACTCCTTATCACCTAGTTTAATCACTTTTTCCATGTTCAGCTACTCCTTAGATGAATGTTGGTAAGACTGGCGATGTCGATAGGAAGTTCGTATAGTTCGTATCTCCAACAC